CAGTAAAGGTGCTAATCCCTGCGAAACAGGCAGAAAACGCACAAACCACCCAATACACTGCAACGAATGTCAAGGCAATCATTGACAAGTTCACGGTGACCAATACCAGTGGCAATAATGTAACTTTCAGTTGCAACTTGGTAACTGTGTCTGGGTCAGCAGGGGCATCAAACCTGATTATTGATACTCGTACCATTGTGCCTGATGAAACCTACACTTGCCCTGAGCTAGTTGGTCAGGCATTAGACGTTGGTGGTTTTATTTCAACAATCGCAGGGACTGCAACATCTCTGACCATCCGTGCATCAGGCCGAGAAATTTCATAAGGAGTAAAAAATGAAAGATTTTATGATGATTCCACGAGGCTTTACTGGCCTTCCAATGGATGAAGGATTTATTACCACAGCAGAAAATAAAAAGAATTACGCCATTGCAGTCCAAGATTGGAACTATGGCCCTGAAGTGCCGACCAATGAACCTGGCGCAAATAAAGAGTTTTACGTAGGGCTGGCAGAAGCTATGCAATGCGATGAGAAGGATGCACGGCGCAAGCATTGCTCAAACTGTGAGTATTACGACAACAGCTTAATGACGCAAGTAAGAATCGAACGCATACCAATGGCTGGCTATGACACGGGCTACGGTTATCGTGGTCACTGCGAAAAACTGAACTTTATCTGCAACGATATGCGGGTTTGTCAGTCGTGGGAAGAGCGTGAATCCGAAATGGATTGACGAAATGCCAAAATGTGCGAAAATAATCACCACTGAGCCGTTCGAGCCACCAGTAGCTCAAAAGCCCCTGCAAAGGAGTTCCCGATGAGTCATGTTGCGGTTCAGGTAGTGAAAGATGTTCCAGTTGAACATCTGCCAATCTATCGCCTAGAGGCTGAGCTACTTAAGCTGCCTCAGGTAGAGATGCCTGTAGTTCACGACTTCTGCAACGGCCTATATGCTCGCACAATGCACATCCCTGCTGGCACTGTCCTAACTGGTGCAATTCACCGAGAAGAATCATTTTTCTTGGTGCGTAAAGGCGAGCTGATTGTCAGCACAGACAACGGCCCACGCACCATTGGCCCAGGCGACATGAGCGTCTCAAAGATTGGAACAAAACGTGCTGGCATCACTTTGACTGATGTTGAAGTAACTACATTTCACGCAAACCCAACCAACGAACAAGAACCACAGGCTCTGTGGGATTTGTTTACTATTCCAGCGCCTATGCCAGCTATTAAAGCTACGCAAACTGCGAACTTGGAGGAATCAAAATGACATTCGGATTATCATCCGCAGCACTGGCTGCTATTGCTGTAGGTGGCGCAACTGTTGTTTCTGGCTATATGCAAGGCGAAGCGGCTAAAGGTGCAGCAGAAACACAAGGCGCAGCAGCTCAAGCTGGAATTGCAGAACAACGCAGACAATTTGATGCAATTCAAAAACTGCTAAATCCTTACGTTTCTGCTGGAGAACCTGCGCTTGAAGCCCAGCAAGCCTTTCTCGGTCTTAAAGGGCCAGAGGCAGAACGTGCTGCTATCGAGCGCATTAGCAGTGGAGAAACATTTAAGGCTCTTGCAGGTCAAGGCGAGGAAGCATTGCTTCAACGTGCATCTGCCACTGGCGGCTTGCGTGGCGGAAATATCCAAGGCGCACTGGCTCAGTTCCGACCAGCTCTTTTATCCAGCCTCATTGAGAATCAATATAGCCGTTTGGGTGGCATGACATCTCTTGGGCAACAATCCGCAGTTGGTGTTGGTAATGCTGGAATGACAACAGGCACAAATGTGGCTAACTTATTAGGCCAACAAGGTGCAGCACAAGCTGGCGGTCAGATTGCCCAAGGAAAAGCATTTGCTTCAATCCCCGCAAGTATTGCTGGTGGCCTTGGTATTTATAGTGGCCTCGGAGGGAAATTCTAATGCCAGCACCCATTGACTACGGCGTTGAAGTCGCCGACCCAACAAAAGCCTTTTTAGGCGCTTTCCAAGCTGGAGCAAGCATTCAAGAAGCTCGATTCAAGCAGCAGAAACAAGAGAAGGAACAGGCAAATCAATTGCTTATCCAAGAAGGATTTAAGAAGCTAAGTGGGCCAAATGCAACTGCTGCCGACTATGCCAACCTGTCCATGATGCTACCAGAAACGCAAGCAAAAGCTGTGCGTGAAAGTTTCAATATGTTGTCAGGTGAGCGTCAGCAAACAGCATTGCAACAATCAGGACAGATTTTTTCTGCATTCAAAGCTGGAAAGCCAGAGATTGCTATTAGTTTGCTTGAACAACAGATTGCAGCAAAGCGCAATTCTAAAGATGAAGAAGGTGCTAAGTTTTTGGAGACTTGGCGCGATGTGGCAAAGGAAAACCCAAAGGCCACCGAAGATTTCTTTGGTTACACCATCTCACAAATGCCTGGTGGTGACAAAGTAATTACCAGTGCATTGGCACTGACTAAAGGACAACAGGATGAAAAACTGTTTCCAGATTTGCTAAAGCAGAAAAAGGCCGAAATGCTCAAGGCTACATCAGATGCAGACAAAGCAGCAGTCGAGGCTAAATTTGCAGAAAAGTTTGCACTTGCAGATTTAAAGAAAAAAGCTGCTGACCTTGGTTTGACTGAAGCGCAGACTGGCTCGGCATTGGCTCAGACAAAAAAACTTGGTTTGGAAAGTAAAAAATCTGCACTCGAGTTAGAAGCACTCAAAGCCAGTGGTGGACTCGACCCAGCCAAAGCATTTGAGCAAGAAGAAAAGCTGCGTAAAGAATATCAAGGCAGAACCAAGGTATATGGTGAACTGGGTTCAACCTATCAAAACATTAAGTCATCATCCGAGGCTAAGAATGGGCCAGGTGACATTGCTTTGATTACTGGTTTTATGAAAATGCTTGACCCAGGCTCAGTGGTGCGCGAAACTGAATTTGCGACTGCAAGAGATACGGCTGGTTTATTTGAAAATTTAAAAAATCAATCACAAAAATTACAAAGTGGTCAACTCTTTTCGCTTGATTCAAAACAGCGCCAAGAGTATGTCAATCTGGCTAAGCAATATCTTGATTCTGCACAAAAGAAAGCAGGAGATGACAAGAAAGCACTTGGCGTAGTGGTTAAGAATTACAAACTTAACCCTGAAAACGTGTTTGGCCCAGAGACAGCAGCACCTCCACCATCACCAAATAGTGTGATAGTTAATGGTCAGACTTTCAATCGTCCTGCAAACTTCACTGATGCTCAGTGGAGCGCATACAAGCAATCGGTGGGGGCGCAGCAATGAGTCCAGAAGAATGGCTGGCATCACAGACTGGTCAAGCTGCACCAGCAGCTCCTGCGCCAGTTGCTGCACCCGTTGCGGCTCCAATGTCGCCTGAACAATGGGCTGCATCACAGCCAAAGCCAATGGGCTTCTTGGAGAGCATTTCAGAATCAATCACTGGCCGACAACGCGCAACCCCTGAGACTCAAGCACTGCCAGAGTGGGTAAATATGCCAGAGCTTAACCAGTTAAGCGTGGCTGGTTTCAAAACCGCATTGGGAACGCTTATGAGCGACCCAAAAGAAACCGTGCAAGTTTTGCAAGCAAACTTTCCTGGCGTTCAAGTCCGACAAGATGCTAAAGGCAATTACCTACTACGGTCATCGGTTGACCAACAAGAGTATGCAATCACCCCAGGCTTAACCTTTGGTGATATTCCACGCATTGGCTCGGCACTAGCAGCCTTCACTCCAGCAGGTCGAGCAACAACTATTCCTAGCGCAATTATGAGAAGCGCAGGAACACAGGCCATTATTGAGGCAAGCCAAGCAGCAACTGGTGGTGAATTCAACAAAGGCGAAGTGCTAACAGCCGCAGTCACAGGCCCAACAGGGCAGATTTTGCAGAGAACTGTACCTCCAGTTGTCCAAGCAGTTAAAAAGGGCATACAGCGTGTTACAGGCAAAGCACCTGCGCCAGCCGCAGCCGCACCAATGGGAACAGCAATAACCCCAGAAGCACCTCCAACAACCCCTGTTGCCGCAGTAATACCAGAGACAGTTCCAGTTGCCGCAGAGATTCCAGTAGCAGCTCCGGCAGCACCCGCAGTAGCACCAATTGTAGTAGAGATTACCGAAGAAGAGATTGGAAGTCTGGTCAAAAAAGCCTCAGGCACAGGATTTGGTTCGGCTGGCGCACGTGACCGCTTAGCAGACCTTGCTCAAGTTAATGTTACAGCTAAAGAAGCAGCAGACAGGCTTGGCATCCAACTACCTGCTGATGTGTTTAGTGACAACCCACAAGTCCGAGCAGCAGCAGGTTTGACAAGATCAGCCGCAGGTAGTGAGGCAGAGGCAGCATGGCGCAATACGGTTACTCAGGCCGTGGACAAGGCCGATGATGTAATCAAGCAATTTGATGCTACCTTTGTTGAAGGCGCAGTTGCACCTGGCGTAGTCTCGCAAAAGATTAAAGACTCTTTAACCAAGACACGTTCAGACCTAAATACGGCGGCAGGAAAGGTATATAACGCAGTTGACGAAAAAGTGCCAAAAACATCTGTTGTAGAACTGCCAAAACTTAAAGCAACCCTAGATGCTGTTAAAGCCGAGGTAGGCGATACAGGAATGTCCGCAGCCGAGCGTAATTTGGCAAAGATGATTGATGAAGGAAACATCACTTACGGTCGTCTCCAACGTGAAAAAGGTCTGATTGGCAAAGCCATCAACAAGATGGAATCACCTTATGGCAGCATGGGAGAAGCAGACCTTAAGCGTCTTTATGCGGCACTTGCTGATGACCAACTGACAAATGTAGGAAACATTGGTGGCGAGGAACTTCGGCAGCAATTACGTGCGGCTAATCTGCTTTATGCAAAAGAGCGAGCACTAGGCAATCGCATCGTTAATGCGTTTGGTCAAGATATTGAGGGTAGCGTAGCAAACAAGATGCGAACTGCCATCACGGGCGCAGCCAAAGGTGATGCTGGCGAGTTTAATCGTTTACTTAAGACCGTTCCAGAGGATTTACGTAAAGAGACAATAGCCACCGCACTTGCATCCGTTACGCGATCTGCTAGAGGAGCTGAGAAGGGTGGATTTGGCTTCTCTGAATTTGCCGACATTTATCCAAAGTTGCGAGCAAACCCACCTGTCTATAAGACCATCGTAGATACGCTTGGAAAAGACTCGGCAGATGTGTTGCGCGATTTGTTTGTGGTTTCGAAGCGTGTCACAGAGGCTAGAGCCAATGTTCTGACCACAGGAAAAGCAAACCAAGCATTGCTGCAAGGTATGCAAGCCGAAAGCCTGATTGGTAAGGTTATGGAAAGCACTTTAGCCAAAGGCGCATTAACTGGTGCTGCTGCAATGGGTGGCCCTATCGCAGCCGCAGCAACATCGGTGATAACTGGAGCAATGACCCAAGGTAACAAGGATTCACTAAAAGCAGCAGGAAAACTTTTTGCTGATGAGGGATTCCAAAAACTTGCTGTTGAAGCTGCAACCACTGGAACACCAAGCACAGCTACTATTCGCCGTGCAGCCATGTCAGAAGCCTTCCAAAATTTTGCAGATGCAGCTAAACTACCGAAAGCGTTGGATGCAAGAATTCAATGGTTGCAGACAGCAACCCAAGCCGAGCGTCAATTTGACGAGGAGAACCAATAAATGTCCGCACTCTCGATTCAAGTCCCGTTTCCAGTCTTTCAAGACCGTGATGGACAGCCCTTAGACAATGGTTATGTGTGGATTGGCACTGCAAATCTATATCCTATAACCAACCAAATTGCCGTTTATTTTGACGAGGCGTTGACTATCCAAGCAACACAGCCACTACGCACAATCAATGGCTTTATCTCCAATGCTGGCACACCAGCTCAGGTTTACATTGATGCGGTGAACTTCAGCATTTTGGTGCAAGATAGCAAAGGGACGATGGTCTACAACTTTCCGAATGGAACAGGAATTGGCCCAGACGCTTGTGGAGTGATCTATAACCCACCATTCACTGGTGCTGTTCCATATCCTCTTTGTGAAAAGCTGGAGCAAACCATCAGCGTTAAAGACTTTGGTGCTGTTGGAGATGGTGTGACAGACGACACTGTTGCACTGATCGCTGCTGCCGCTGCCTTGCAAAATGGCCAGACGCTAGACTTTGTTGGGGGCACTTACCTAATCTCGTACCAAGGCGCACCGTACAGCAGCGTCTATGGTGAAGTCGTCATGGAGTTCAATGGACTGACAGACGCAACCTTTGTGGGTGAAGGCGCAACTATCAAGGTGGTCAACCACAACATCACCACAAACGGTGGTTTGCGGTTTATGAACTTCATCGGTTGCAAGCGCGTTGCAATTACGGGCTTCAACTTCGACATGACTTTTGTCGGAACAAACACCAGCGGCAGCTTCTACCCGTTCTGCGGCGCAATCACTGTTCTCGATAACGACAGCGCAACACCTGCGTTCTCGACACTGAACAGCGATTTTATTTTCTATGACTTGAAGTTCAAGTTATTCCATCCTTATGGTAACTGGGCAACAAGCCCTAATGCTTATTCTGGCGATCCAAACAACGGCTACAAGCTGTTCTCGATCTTTACGTCCGGCCCATTTACCCCAACAAGCTACGACAACCAGTGCCGCAACATCGTGGTGCGTGATTGCACGTTCCAAAAAGGACACAATGGTTACGGCATCTGGTTCTGGGCATGGAACAATTGCGAAGTGACTGGATGCGTTGCAGAGGCGTGGGTGACCAAGCACTCCAACAGCGCAGGCACTTATGTCGGCGGCGGTGTTGCGATGATTCGCCACATCCCGTTCAGAACCGAAGGCATCGTGATCGACGGTAACGAATTCCGTTCGATGCCGACTGCCGAGCGTGTATCTGGCTTTGAAGGTATTTCAAACTTCTACGTCCACGCCAACAACATGGGTTCGATTGACTGGGCTAAAGGTCTAAGCGTTGTCTCCAACAACAACATCATCCTTGGTACAGGTGGCATCAGCGGAGGATCGGATGAAGACTCGGCTGTGTTCTTTAACGGATTTGGTCAACTGATTGTTTCCAACAACAACATCGACGGTCATGATGGTCAAGACCCTGCCATTGGTACTGGCGTGTACGCGCTTGAATTGACAATGGGTTCTGGAGGTCAAGACAACGGGGCTGCTGAAATTACAATTACTGGAAACGTGTTTGGCCCTTGGAACTTTGGCGGCATTTTTCTGACTAGTGGCTCTGCCACTTCCGCTGCTCGTCGCCGTTGCAAGTCGCTTGTTGTCACGAACAACTCTTTCAACAGCGGTGACTATTTCCTGCGCATGACTGGGTTCAGCCCTTTGACATACGAAGGTGTCCAAAGCGCTGTCATCTCTGGCAACTTGATCCAGTCACTGAACGCAGGTGCGTTCCCTCCACCAAGCGCAAACAACTACGGTATCTTTTTAGCCGCAAGTGAGGCAACGGATTCGATAATTGTCTCCAACAACGTCATTCGCGACAAAACTTTTGGAATTCAGGCAAGCGCTACTTACACAAGCGCCTCTGCACAAATTCGTCGATTTGACAATCAGTTCACCAACATCACGACACCGTTCCCGGTTCAAAACTTTGCGTTTGATGAATCTAAGAACGTCGAGGTTATTGCAACCAGTGGTAGCGGAACTTATCAGCCACGAATTCGGTGCATCAACACTGAGTCCACCCCGGCAGAAATTCAGTTGTATCAGCAAGCCACCGCATCGTACATTTTGGCATCCAATAGCTTGGAGGTGTACACAGACGCCGCAGCGCAGACTGTCACCGACAGCAACGTGTTCCGACCATCTGCTGACAACACCAAAACCCTTGGCAACGCCTCATTCCGCTGGTCTGTGGTGTACGCTGGTACGGGTGTGATCAACACTTCGGATGAACGCACCAAAGAACAAGTGCAGGATATTGACGCTGCTGTGCTTCGCGCATGGGGTAAGGTCGGCTATGTGCAGTACAAGTTCAAGGATGCCGTGCAAGCCAAAGGCAACGGCGCTCGTTGGCACTTCGGCCTCATCGCACAGCGCGTCAAAGAAGCGTTTGAATCCGAAGGTCTAGACGCATTCAAATACGGCTTGCTGTGCCACGACCAGTGGGAAGATCAGTACGAGGATGTTCTGGTCGAGGTTGATGTTCAAAACTCCGACGGTTCTGTCAGCAAGGTGCTGCAAGGTAACGGGGAAAAACGAATCGTAGTGCCTGCTGGTGATCGGTACGGCATCAGGTACGAAGAGGCTTTGGCCTTAGAGTGTGCATATCTTCGCAGCAAATTGGAGGCTTAAATCATGTTGAAAACAGTTGGATTCCCATCCACACGAACAGGCGATCAAACCATCAATGATGGTAATTTAATCATCGGTACAGCAGGGAAAGGCGTTGACTTTTCTGCCACACCGGGCACAGGTACAAGTGAATTATTCAATGATTACGAAGAAGGCACTTGGACACCAACCCAAGGCGCTTCTTTAGTTGTTACCGGATCGTTTAGCTCAACGGGAAGGTATACCAAAGTGGGCCGCTTAGTTACCGTCTCAGGTACGTTAGCAGGTTCTACTTCAATAGCCAGCACCGCAGGTTCAATCATGACAGGCAGTTTGCCTTTTTCTTCCGCAGCGGTTAGCGGAGGTACAGCATCTAATGCCACACTTGGTGCAGGTTCAGTTATTTTTGTATCTGCAACAAACATATATTGCACTCAAGTTATTGCATTAACCACAATTATTTATTTTTCCGCAACATACAGCGTTTAATCGTACAAGTACAAAACATTGAAATTTAATTTTGAAAGGAAACAAAATGGCACTCGAAAAAATAACTCTCGTTGACAACATTGAAGTTCTCGAAAACGGCTGTGTGCAAGTACGCACCGCCAGCCGAGTCGTGGAAGACGGCTTAATTTTGAGCCAAACATTTCACCGACACGTTGTCGCCCCTGGAGCAGATTACGCTGGCGAAGATTTTCGCGTGCAAGCCATCTGCGCAGCCACACACACCACCGAAGTGATCGAAGCCTACAAAGCCTCCATCGCACCCAAAGGAGTCTGACATGTCCAACAATTCCCAAATCGCATTTGCGCCTCTTGGCGAAACCATCGTCGTGCCAGCCGCAGCCGTAGCGCCTACTGGCGTTCAGGCGCTGGTTAGCGGCAGGCTAGACGCACAGGGTACGGGTCAATATCGCATCATCAACAACAGCATCTACACGGTGTTTTTGGGTGTTGGAACGACTGCGGCACTAGCTACGGCAAACGCTGTTGCGCCAATTGCAGGTAACCCAAGCCCAGCCATTGTGCTAGTGCCAGGTGCGGTAGAGATTCTGCGCTTTGCTCGCACATCGTACTTCAGTGGCCTTGCATCAGCAGCGGCTACTATTTACATTGTGCAGGGCGAAGGCATCTAAATGTTGGAGACTGACATTATGGCAGAAGGAAACGAAATCGACCTTGTAAAGTACGGCGTGCTCTGGCAGAAAGTACAGGACATGGATAAGAAAATGGACAAGGTTGAACGTCAACTTGATGAGCTGATGGCCTTGGCAAATAAAGGTCGTGGCGGTCTATGGTTTGGAATGACCATCGTTTCAGGTATTTCTGCTGTTGTCGGTTACTTACTAAATTATTTCAAGCATTAAATGAGTACAAGTGATAGATGTCGCGTCAGCACAAATACCTTGGCCCAACACGGAACAAAAAATCGTGCTGGTGTGCCGTGTCGTGCTGCCGCAAGAAAAGTATGGGGCTAATGAGTTTTTAGACAAAGACGGGCGGGTGTGTCGCTGGGTGTTAGAGGTAGTTAAGAAAGACCGCCATGATTGACCCATTCACGGCCTTCGCAGTAGCACAAGGTGCTATAAAAGGAATTAAAGCCGCTATCCAAATGGGCAAGGATGTGCAGTCCATCACTGGCGATGTGATGAAGTTTTTTGACGCAAAAGACAAGGTAGCGAAAGAAGCGGTAAAAGACCCGAAAAAAAAATACAGTTCAGACACCAGTCAAGCCATGAGTACCGTCATGCAACTGCATGAGCTGAATCGGGCTGAAGAAGAACTGAAATGGCACTTTATCAACCAAGGACATAGCGCCTTGTGGACACAGATTATTTTAGAGCGCAACAGCATAGTGCAGCGCAGAAAAGTGCAGGAGATACTAGATGCTAAAGCGGCTAAGAACCGTAAAGCAGAGATTGATGAAGCCATCACAATGGGGCTTTGCGTACTGGTAGCCGCTGCCATATTTACGCTGGTGGCTTGGGGTGTAATTGCAATGAAAGGAAAATTCTGATGTTTGATATTACTGGATTGTTGGCGGTAGGCGGCAAGTTAATCGACAAACTTATCCCTGACCCCGAAGCCAAGGCCAAGGCTCAATTAGAACTTGCAACACTTGCCCAAAGCGGCGAACTGGCGAAGATGGCTAACGAGACAGAAATGTTTAAGGCCGAGCAGGAAAACACCACAGCACGGTGGACTGCGGATATGTCATCCGATTCGTGGCTGTCCAAAAACATTAGACCCATTGCATTGATTGCCATCTTCATTGCCTACTTTATGTTTACCGCAATGTCAGCCTTTGGATACAACGCACAAGAGTCCTATGTAAATTTGCTAGGTAGCTGGGGGCAGATTGTGTTTCTCGCATATTTCGGTGGCAGAACGGCTGAGAAAATTGTTGAGATGCGGAGCAACAAATGAGCAGAGAGCAATTATCCCAATGGGTTACTTTGATTGCGTCCGTCACTTTGTCGCTTACCGTGCTGTCAATGGTCATTGTGTTTACGTTTGGATTTTTTGACACACTAGTCGATAACGACAAACTCTTTGGAATTGTTGGCCCTGCGTTTCAAACCATTGTTGGCGGGTTTCTTGGCCTTATCACTGGCATCAAAATAGGAGAAAACGGAAATGACAAGCCTAAGTAAACACTTCACCCTTGCGGAACTGACCGTCACCGATCACAGGGAGTTTGACAACAGTCCAACCCAAGAGGAAATCAGCAACTTGCAACGCTTGGCACAACTGCTGGAACAAGTCAAAGAAACCCTTGGTGGCAAGCCTGTAATGATTAACAGCGCATTTCGGTGCAAACAAGTCAATGACGCAGTAGGAAGCAAGGACTCCAGCCAACACCGTCACGGTTGTGCTGCTGACCTCCGAGTACCCGGCGTGACTCCAGATGAGGTAGTCCGTGCGGTGATTGCTGCGGGTTTACCCTACCAGCAGTTAATTCGTGAATTTGACCGATGGACACATATTAGTATTACAAACGAACCAAACGCAGAGCCTAAACGTCAAGTGTTAATTATTGACAAGGCGGGAGTTAGGGCTTATGTTTAGGCGTTACGTGCAAATAGACCGTGCAGTTTTGTTCGGGCTGAAAGCATGGCTTCTTTAGCCTCATCTACAGTAGTAAAAAAACCAATATGTTTTTCTGCTCCATCCACGGCAATACGACCACGCCATTTTTGTTTTTGCTTACACCAAGCAACTCCTTTGGCGCCGGAGGTGTTTGACTTTGCAAGTCGGCTATTTTGATGGTTTTGCGCAGTATTGCACTCGCGCAAGTTTTCTATGCGATTGTCAAATGAGTTACCATTGATGTGGTCTATGGTACAGGCAGACGCCCCATAATGGTAAGCCCACACAAGTCTATGCGTTCTATACAAGATGTAGTCTATGCAAATTTGATGGTAATGGTGCGAAGCTGTACCTGCAAGCGCCCCAGCAACGCGCCTACCTTTTCGTTCTTTCCAATACAAATTTCCATTTGTATAGGTAAACAGCGCTTGCAAGGCTTCTTCAGTAAAGTGGCTATCGGTTCTGTGCATAAGGGTTCCAATCATGTACGGGCATTATACAATACTGGCACTCGTGCGTTTGCGTAGTTTAACCAGCACTTACGTTTTGTAACCTCGGCTTTGAACAAGCATTGCATCGGTAGCACCAGCCCGTGCAGGAGGTGAATTGTCGGGTTTGTAGATTTGCCCGTCTTTGAGATGGTTAAAGGTGCGAGGCTCTGCCATATCAGGCGTTCTTACCATCGGCACATAGCCACCACTTTGCCCATATTTGTAGGTTGTTTTCTCAGGCCGTGCAAACTCACCTAAAGTGGCTTGACGGTTTACCCGCATAAGGTTGGGGTTTCCTGCTGCTAGTTTCATGTGTTCTTCTCCTTCAATTTGGCTTCGATGGCTTGGGCAAACTCAAGCTGTGTTGTCGTGGATTCCATGCAACAAGCGGCTATTTCTTCAATCGTTAGCCCCACCCAAGGGCGTTGGTAAACTTGAATGTCATCGTCTTCGTCTTTGGGGTGTACCGTGTAAAACCCTTCCTCATCTAAAGCCGCAGCCTTTTTGCTTTTAAATCCTGTCATTCTGTTGTCTCCTGCTTTGCGGTCAATCCTTCAAGGCGTTTAATCCGTGCCACGTTATAGGCAACGATGGCTGCGTGGTACTCCTGTGCCGTTTGATGGCGCAACTTAGTGCGCTGCGCCTGTATCAGTTCTTCGGCGATAAGTTCGGCAGGGGTCGGCATCACCCAGTGGTTTGTAAACCATGCCCATACGTTTTTTAAGTGATTCATAGTTCCCTCGTTTTTATCATTGTGTCTGCTATTGCGTAAGCCCTGTGAGCAAACTCATCCATAGTTCCTTGAATAGATGAATCTGAAATCAGTGCTTGCATAGCTTTGGCTGCAAAGTAATCACGCAGGGTCATGCTTACCGCATGGTCTTGGGTAAAGTATTGAAGTGGTGCGGGGGTCATTTGAATATGCTCCTTGCTAAAACCACTTTAGTAGGTTCGCATTGTTTTACGCTTGATGGCTGGTTGGCAATGATGTACCCCGCAATAAAAGCAACGGTGGCTACCATGCCTAGCAATGTCATCAAAGCAACAAAACCGTCCATAATCCGTTCAAATACGGTTGGGCTTTCTATATCAACTTCAATTGGGTCGGTGTAATTTGCCATTCTTGCTCCATTCTGTTTGAGTTACTGCGTACTGTTTGACCTGTTAAACAAATCAACCCGTCACGTTCAATTTCTTTTACCCGTCTTGCGACTTGGTTGGAATCTAGCCCTGTGATGTTGGCAATGCCATCCTTGCCTAATTTGCCGTTCTTGCGTAGGCAGTCCACAATAATTGTGGCGTGATGTTTTGCCAGTTCTTTGGCAGAATCCGCAGCCAGCCAACTGGTCAGGGGGTCGGTGTTTCTTGCTCTAAACATTTTGCACCGCCCTTTTTTTAAAATGGAATATCGTCAGGCATATCGTCAAACCCGCTACCTTGTCGGCTTTGCGCTTGGCGGGGCTGGTCTTCTCTAGGCTTTGGGTCGTTAAGGTACGCCCAACCGTCCCAACCGCCTTCTTTAAGCGGGATAACGTCAATTTTTAGCATTTCCCCATTCTTAGTTTCAATGATTGAGCCAATGCGCTGGTAGCGGTTTTTGCTTTGGCCTTGGGCGTTGGTGTATGTCCCGATGATGCAGGACACTTCTTTTTTAAGTTTTGACATTATTTGCTTTCAATGATTGAGTTAAGTTTTTCCACTTGGACGGTAACTTCGCCCAAGAATTTGTTGATTTCGGCTTCCATTTCGGCAATGAAGGCTTCGTCACGTTCGACACGCTTGATAAACAATTGCGCCTTTGCTGGCATCCGTGGGTCAAACACCACATAGTCACACCATGCCCGGTCTGTGCAAGCCATCTGCATCTGCATCTGTGCAAAATACTTGGCTGGCACTTTTTCTGTTAATAGCGTGTCAATCATGGTCGCTGTGTTGGGGCATTTAATCTCACACATACCAAACAGCCCCACCAAGCCATCAGGAGAAGCACCAGCCCACTCAATCCGTGGGTGAGGTACAAACCCTACTTCTTCAACTAAAACGCCTTGTGCGGCTTCGTATGCTGCCCTTGCAAAAGGCTCTTGGTCTGTACCCCATTGCATTGCTGCGTTGGAGAACGATTCGGCTTTGGTGTTGGTAAGCCTTTCGACCACCAATTGCGCCATGTAGTTGTCCCGTGTGGCGGCATAACCTGTTTTGGTCTTTGACATTAGGTCGGCAACCCGGCTGGCGGTCACTTTGCCCAATCGGGCGGCAAACCAATCGTCCGTGCCTTGTTCCATCATTTCAATCATTGCAGTTCCCCTTTCTTTGCGTCTTTGGCCTTAATAAATGCGGTCTTGGCAATTTCATCATTGCCAGCGGCTTTAATGGCTTCAAAATATGCGGCTTTAAGTTCAAACTCATTTGTGCAAGATTCAATGTCGGCTACCAAGGCTTTAACTGTGGCGGCTGATATTGCATGAGTTTTGGTGGCTGCGTTGCCATCATCATCTTCCGGGGCTATGCCACACGCTGCCATCAGGCTATAACGCCGTGCGTAGGTCAATGCCGAGCCGTAACCCTGTGGGTCTTGCTTGCTGGCTGGCACTTGCAAGATGCCGCACTCCAGCATTTCGCCTGATTCGTGGATAAAGACCGTCTCGACCATGATGCCAGTGGCGCAGTCGTAGCACTTTTGAATCATGGCAATGCCGTTGTTGTTTAGTGCGTCAATGACCGCTTCCACACAGGCTGCAAGGTCAGCGTAGCGGCTTTTGAAGTGCGGGTTGGTGGACGACTTGAGGGCTGGGCCAAAAGCCTTTTGTGCCTTGACTAAGGCGGTTGCAATGTTTTTCATACTAATTCCTCTTTAATGATTTCTAACTGTGAATCGGTGTCCAAATCCGAGAATGGGACAAAATGGTTTTCTTGGCAGCAGGAAAGTTTGCCGTCTTTTTCTTCCATGCAGTACGGGCAGAATTCCACTTGCCCCATTAGTTCCATGTAGTAAGCAATTAAACCTTTCATTACATCCTCCAAAAGTAAATTACAAAGGGAAGCCCAATAAGGGCGGCGAACAGAAAAGCGGTGGCTATGTCTTTCATTCGTGTGACTCCACAATCATTGCTTCTAATGCGTAGATGGTGTGAACGTCAATGTGTTCGTACAGTTCAACGCCGTTAACGTAGATTTGGTCAATGGTGGCAATAGCGGGAATTGGTGGGTCAATGTCCGTCTCGGTTTGAGCGTCTTCCCATTCGTAGGTGACTTCCCAAACGATGCTGTCATAAGTGAGTGTTGCTGAGTGCATTTTAATTCCTTGTTGGGTTTAGTAATCTTCGCCAGCCCGTGCAGGTTGTGCGCCTAAAAATGCAGGGTTGATTGGCGCATCGTGCTTCCATGCGTTTATGCCAAGGTCATACGCAATGGCTTCTATTTCAACATCCATGTCTTGCATTTGCTGAACAAGGGGGTCGTGACGCAATGTGTAAACTGGTAATGAATCGGAAAGTGCTTGCCGTTGTTTTTTTAGGCTTTGCATTTTTTGGTATTTGTTCATTTTGATTTCCTTAAAAGACCCTTGCGGGATTGATGGGGCTTGCGCCCCTTTTGGTTTAAATTGATTTTTTGTAAGCCCGAAACATGGCACGGTATTCTTGTGAGTCAACGTTCATGTTGGAGTAAGTAACAGCGCCGGATGCGTCTAAGCGCATGATGCAAGTGAATGCCCCGTAAACTGTAAAACCGTATGCTGTTTTGATTACTTGACGTGTCATTTTGATTTCCTTAAAAGACCCCAAGGCGTTCGGGGCATGAGTGAATTGTATAGATAAATGGACACTAAAGCCATACTTGTTCATATAAATACTAATTGGCTTTGCCTACCCAATAGTTAAAATTTATGGGCAAATGCCGTAAAAAGTAAACTAAAATAGACGGAAATGACTAAAGAACACGCAATCAAACTCGCTGGCTCACAGTCATCTTTGGCACGTTTGCTAGGGGTGACACGGGGCGCAGTGTGGAACTGGCAGACAATTCCACAGGGCCGGATTTATCAATTGATGATTCTAAAACCGGAATGGTTTGGAAAAGGTTTGTAATTTTGAGCATGGCTACTCTTAGCGGGGGAAAAGGCGATTCGTTACCGCCCTGCCAATGTTCTTTTTAGTAACGGTGACCTACAACGTAAAGGCAAAAAAATGCACTACTACCAATTTAACATTGGAGACTATAAAGCCGCCACTGCTCATTTGACCAATGAGGAGGACTTGGCATATCGGCGTTTGCTTGATATGTACTACGATTCTGAGAGCAAAATCTCATTGGATACCCAGTGGGTTGCGAGGCGTATCCGAGTTGAGGCATCAGTCATCCGTGATGTGCTAAACGATATGTTTGACAAACACGATGACGGATGGTTTCACGCAAGATGCCAAGAGGTGATTGAGGCTTATCACGCTATGGCTGAGAAAAATCGTGCTAACGGCAGGATGGGAGGGCGCAAAAAGAACCCAGTGGGTAACCAATTGGCTACCGACACGCAACCCATCGCTAAGGCAACTATAAACTATGAACTAGAAACCATAAACCATAAACCAATAAAGAATACAGCCACTGCCGTGGCAACGCCTGAAGGCGTTTCAGAATCCGTTTGGCAGGAATTTGTTTCACACCGAAAAGCCAAAAGAGCCAAAGTCACCCAGTTGGTGATTGACAAGATTATTGAAGAAACCAATAAAGCCGGATGGACACTTGAGGATGCATTAAA